CCTCAGTTTATTTCTCAAATAGGTAATACATTTGATCAGATATATGGCAAAGGTGTTCTACAGATAAACCTCATATCTGGATGGATTAAAGAAAATGAACAAAATGCTGGAGGAATTATTGGATCAGTAAATGATCAATCGTCAAGTATAGATAGATCAAAATATCTTACAGAGTATATAGATGTTTTAGAAAGTTTAGAGAATAAAACAGTAGATTATTATGTTTCAGTTACAAATCAATTTACATTTGATAAAGCATTACAATATGATAGTAAAATTATAATTCACTATAATCATTTTAAAGAAAATAGATATAATATTAAAGATAGAAAAGTTATGGTGCTTATTGATGTTGTAGGAAAAGATCAAATTATTTTAAGCAATGAAGAACTTTTTAAAAAATTAGAAAATTTAAGTAAGTCTGGAATAAAAGAAGTAATATTTTCTGGTGGAGATAATAAAGTTATGGATCACATTACAAACTTTATAAAAAAATATAAAGAAAAGGAAGCTAAATGAAAGATATTATTCTATCAACACTAACAGGTTTTGGGTGCGGTGTCGTGTTCGCAGCATTCAAATTGCCAGTGCCAGCACCACCAGTTTTTGCGGGAGTCGCAGGAATTATTGGTCTATGGATTGGCTTTACATTACTAACACGAGTTATATCCTAGGAGGAATAAAATGAATACAGAACAACTAAAGGCACTACTATCATCATATGGTCGCTCAGTGCTTGCATCAGGTCTAGCACTATATATGGCGGGAGTTACAGATCCAAAGGATCTATGGACAGCACTAGTTGCTGCAATTGCTCCAGTAGCCATTAGAGCAATCAACCCTAATGATAAGGCATTTGGAGTACTTCCAGATGCTGCAACAGTTGATAAGGCTCTTAAGTCTGCTAAGGCACCTGTAAAGAAGAAAGTTACTAAGAAGGCTGCGCCTAAAAAGTAATTTATGATAAAATAAAGGGCAGGCATACTAATACTATGTCTGCCTTTTATAATTTGGGGGATAAAATTAATATAGACTTTGCCTATATATGTAAAGAGGGTTCAAACGAAGAGCTAAGATACTCAATCAGATCTGTATCTGAAAGCTTTCCAGAGGCAAATATTTGGGTGGTTGGTGGAAGGCCCGATTGGTATAAGGGAAACCATATACAAACATCACAAAATGATGACAAGTACAGTAACGCTATTGAAAATCTTTATGCTATTTGCAACTCTAAAGATATATCTGATACCTTTGTATTAATGAATGATGATTTTTATATTGTAAAAAACATTGATAGCATTTTAAATTATCATGGGGGCCTCTTATCAGAAAAGGTAAATCAGTATCAAAAAATAAATGCAAATTCTAATTACACAAGAAAACTTGCTGCAACATATAAAAAAATTAAAGCAATAGGAATTGAAAATCCTTTAGATTATGAACTTCATGTGCCAATGATAATGGAAAAAGAAAAACTTAGGAAGTCATTATCATATGGAAATAACCTATTGTGGAGATCCATATATGGCAATCTATTTAATGTAGGTGGAGAAAAAATGGAAGATGTTAAAGTATATGTAAAAGGTCCATTAGTTTTAAAATCATATAACTTAAATAGAGATAATCATACATACTTGTCTAGTGCAGACACATCTTTTGATTTAATACTAAAGGACATATTAATTCATAAGTTTAATAAAAAATCTAAGCATGAGAAATAACATCTAAGTACTTAGCTAATAAAACTTCTGGTGAAAAATTAATAATCCCTATATCAAAGGCTTTTTGCTTTTGAGCTTCTTGATTAGAAACAATATACCTATCAATTTTATGAGCAAGAACTCTTGCATCAACATCAAATAATTCAATTCTTGATTTAGCTTTAAAAGTTCCAATACTGTTTGATCTTACTAACCATTCTTCTGGCAATATTTTATTGTTTGGTGATATGTCAGTCATAAAAACTGGTAGGCCACTAAGTAAAGCCTCATTCATTGGTAAGCATAGCCCAGCATATCTTCTTGGCAAAACCATTGCGTCAAAACCGCTATACATATCTTCTCTATTTGTTATATTATCAATTTCAATTGTTAACCTAGAATCTTTTATGTTTGTTTCAATTTCGCTTTGGCTTCTTATTACAAGCTCATACTCTTCCTTTGAATGTTTCAGCATTTGAAGAACAGAATCTGTTCCGTTTCTATCTTTTGCTGCTTTTTTACCAGCGATGTGTAAAATTCTTTTATGTGATTTTGACATATTTATTTCTTTAGCAGAAGAAAATAGTTGAGGGTCAGTTGGCGGAGCAAGATGTAAAACTTTTGTTCTTTTACCAAAAAGCTTTTCAACCTCTTCAATTTTCCAAAAACTTGGAGAAATCAAAACATCTGGCAAAGGTAATTCTGGATATGATATATTTCTAAAAAGCTCATAATTATATTGAAGTATTGTTTTAACTCCCATTCTTTTAGCATTCTTTTCAAAATCTTGATCATAAAAAGTTTCACAACTAATGACCACATCTATATCACTTAAGAATAATTTAATTTGTTGTAGTGTAGGGAATCCATTTGATATTACTTTGTTAAAGTCTTTATACCATTCTGGATGTTGTTTATTTTTATTGAATGGTGTTGAATCAATAAGCAAAATCTTGTCAGGGTTTAACATATTAACAAGCTCTCGTGTTTGATTTCCAAGGCCAGTGTTATCAGATCTTACAATTATTCCAAGTCTCATTCTTTATATCCCCAAACATTATCGTCTTCCGTAAACTTTCTTGTTCCCTTACGACCATCTAAGTGGTAAGATCTTTTTATACTGCCTTCTGGATGGTATATCCAAAGTTTATGCTTTTCCCAACCTTCTTGACTAAATGAGTTATCTGGAAAGGCATCATCTTGAACTTTACCATGAAATCTATCCTCAATAAAAGTTTGCTCATCAGAAAATGGTAAAATAACTTCTTTATAGTACTTTACTGTACTTAGATGAGGCCTTTGGCTCCATTGAACAGTCTTCATAAAACCATCCTCTAACCCAAACATTAAGTGATTGTGAGGCTCTGGTATTGAACTTTCAAAATGAAAGCGAATAGTATTAGCCTTATCATATTCAATCATATCTAAACATTTTTCCCAATCAATTGGCATGTCTGGTGTAAGTGGAGCATCTCCCTCAATGTATAGGATTACTGAAGTATCTATAAGGTTAATAGTTTTTTTCATCATTGTGGTCTGATGATTATGTTTTTGAAAAACTATTGGCAAAACATTTTTCCATTCATGTAAGCATTTCCACAGTATACGACTTTTATATTCATCATAATCTTTTTTACGATTAATCTGCTCTTCTCTTAGTCCATCTATCTGCATAATTATTTCATTGTCAGGGAAGTGCACCCTTATATCATTAACAGTATTTTCTATCATCAATGTGCTTGGGTGATCTGGAATTACTGATGTTGCAATAACTATCGTAATATCTCTTTTATGCATTTATTTGCCTCATTAATTTTATACCAAGGTCTCTCTTATATTTTATCCACCAGCAGACTACTTGATGCATGTTTCCAGGGTAATTATCCAAAAGCGTAGGAACTATTTTTGTTAGCTTAGACCAATTAGACACAACTTCAACTGGTGTGTTGTCTTCAAATAGCATACCATAAAAATCTATACTATTACCCTTTGGATCTACCATATCTGCTATTGGTAGACATAACATTTCTATAGCCTCAAAGAATCTAAATGAGTCTATTACAACAGCCCCAGAAGGTGCTGGAGCAACCTTGGCACTGGCTAGAGTCCGATAGTAGTCTACAGGCTTATCTCCTTGTGCAAAGCCTTCTGTAGGCTTAAAAAGGGCATTTGGCATGGCTTTCATTACTTTGGCTAACTGCTGTCTTCTTGGGTGCGTTATTTGACCACCAAAATATAAATCATTATCCTTAGAAGGATATTCAGGAACAAAGTTCTTTAGGTGTTGAGGTACACCAACAGGAAGTTTATTATAACCTTTGTGCTTTTCATGAGGGTATTGAATCCATATCTCAGCATTAGGATGATTAATCTTACTTATATCAAACTTACCTTCTTCATCCCCAGTAATAAACAATACAAGTCTTGATATGTTTTGTATTTCTTTATTAATATCATCTTCATGACCTAAGTTTTGTGGTCCAGGAATAACAACAAATGCTCTTTCAGTAGTTGGTAAAGAAGTTACCTTTATTTCTTCTACTGAATATTTACTAAATATTTCTTTAAGTAATCCATAGTCCCATTTATCTTTTGCACAATCTTCAGGATTAAATGAATATAGATAGCACTTATGATTGTTTATACTTTCCATTGATCTAACCAATTTAGTAATGATACTTTTGGCATCCATCCAGTTAAGTCTTTAAACTTTTGATTTGAGGCAAGAGTTTCTTGAACTTCTCCAACTCTTGGCGATATAAACTTGATATCATTAGAAATAATGTTAGCAATATCTAAGATAGAATAGTTACTTCCAAAACCAATGTTATAGACTTCTCCAAACCCAGAAGTTAGCTCAGAAGAAATAATGTTTGCTTCAACAATATCTGATACATGGGTAAAGTCTCTTCTTTGTAGTCCATTACCAACCACTGTTAAAGGCTTTCCACCTGCATGCTGCTTCATAAATAGACCAATCACTGGTGCGTACTGACCTTTAAGTGGTTGTCTATTTCCATATACGTTAAAGTATCTAAGAGATATGGTTTCTAAGCCATATAAGTTATAATAAACTCTTGCAAGGTTTTCACCAAAAACTTTAGATGCTGAATATGGTGTTAGTGGATCTGAATTTTGCGTTTCTGTATTTGGTAACTTTCCTTTTTTACCATATGCTGATGATGTGCTTGAATATATAAATCTTTTTACATTATTTAGTCTTGACAACTCTAGTACATTTGATGTACCAATGATGTTATTCTCTACTGATTTTCTTGGGTTAAGTATTGCTGGCTGTATTCTAGCGTCTGATGCAAGATGAAATACATAATCAACATTAACAAATAGTGGTGCAATTAGATCATAATCACAAATATCATATTTATAATTAATTGCTTTATCATTCCAATAAAAACTATCATGACACTCAGCTGACTCATTATCTATACACATAACTTTATGGCCCAAATTAATTAGTTCATCAACTAAGTTTGATCCAATAAAACCTGCTCCACCAGTTACAATACAGTTCATTCTATTCCTAATTCCTTCATTATTTCTGACCATCTGTGTACATAGGTGTGATCTTGTTTTGTTCTTTCATGCCCTGCTAATCTAATATTTTCTCTTGATATACCATCAAGCAAGTAAGTATCTATCTTTTCTTTTAGATCATTAAAGTTTCCATGTTCATAAAACACAATCTCTTTGCCATCATCAAAATATTCTTCAAGCCCTACAATGCGAGGGTAGATAGTAAAGCCACCACGACCAGTAGACTCAAACAATCTATCGCTAGTATAGTAAGGATAGTTAAAGTTAATGTTAAGACTATCTCCTATAGCTACCTTGCTTTTTGCATAGATGCGATTTAAATCATCTCCACGAACAGTTCCAGTGTCACCATCTCCACCTACATGAAGAAATCTTTTTCCATATGTTTTACGCAAAAAGTCAATTAGTTGTGGGCGATACTTATATTCAGGATGATACCCTTTACTTCCAACAAAGATTACATCATACTCAAAGTTATACTTGTCATAGTCTCTATGTATATAGCATTCTTTCCCATATACTCCTGCAGGCAAGAAGTGTCCTTTAACATTTGTATTTTCATTAAACCAGTCTGACATTAGCTTATCTACAGTAAAAAAATGTCCAATAGTTTTATAAAAGTTATCTTGCTCTAAATCCTTTTGACGTTCAATGCCAAACCAAAGATCAAGGTGATAGGTCATTGTAGGTATTCCAGCATCTTTAAGTTTTTGTAAAACTTCATCCATTGAAATGGATCCTGGAGTGTTCCACTTGTGGGTATGAACCCATATGAATAGGTCTGATTTTAAGGAACTCTTAAGTATTTCCTCACTTGTAACCTTTTTCTCTTGCAGTCTTTCAACATTATGTCCAAGAAAATTTAAAGAGTTAGCATGATGATTTTCACTGCTATAAGGCACCTCAAAGTTACCTAAAAAAACTATGTTAGCCATTATTACTTACCTCATCTGTGTCTCTAAAAATTGGTTTAAGCTTATCCCAATGTCCATTTTTATTTCCTTGATAGGTTTCTCCAGTTTCTCTATCAATCAATAACCATTTTTCTGGAGACTTTGTTTTAATAATTAATACAACAGAGTTTTTAAGTTCTTCAAATGTAAACTTAGACCTACTCATCTTCCTCCTCAAAATCTCTTAGGGCATTAGAATTGCTAAAGCAGTTGCCACAATCATTATTAATTAATTTAGTACCACAATTATTACAGAACATACTTATATGATACCAGATAGTGCCCTTGGCAGGAATTGAACCTGCGACCTGCGGATTAGAAGTCCGTCGCTCTATCCCCTGAGCTACAAAGGCGTGTCCCCAACTGGGCTTGAACCAGTGACCCGCAGATTAAAAGTCTGCTGCTCTACCAACTGAGCTATAAGGACTTGGAGCGGATGACCAGAATTGAACTGGCACTATCTGCTTGGAAGGCAGAGGCACTACCATTATGCAACATCCGCATTGCTGGTCTGGCAGGTCACGATCCTGCGACATCCGAATTAACAGTTCGGCGCTCTACCAACTGAGCTACAGACCACTAGTGTGCCAGGTAGGACTTGAACCTACGATTACCAAATTATGAGTTTGGGGCTTTAACCAACTAAGCTACTGGCACCAATAAAACAGTTACTGCTATTATCTTTTTTTCCTAGAACCACTTAGATTATTTATTCTATATACTTCATATGCAGCAGGATCAAAGATTGCCATATTAGTATTAAAATAGTGTAACAGGCATATGTCATCTTTAGCATCACCCATACTAAAGAACCTATCTGGATAAGATATTACCATTACATCTGAGTTATCAAATTGCTTTAATGGTTTATTAATTGAAAGCAAAAAGTCTGAAACCGCATACTGCCCATATACATACTGAATAGCAATATTAAACTCTTTATCTGGATTATCTTTATTTTCTTCTTGAAGCTTATATACTGCATCGTCTCTATACTGTATTAGGTCCTTAAGATAGGGAAGGCATAGTTTACTGACTAGTTGCTGACCATCATTCATACCTAGATATGGATGATTAAACTTTTTTGTCCACTTATCTTGACCCTCTTCTTTACCGATTATGCTATCTGTGTAGCCATATTTATCAAAAAGGTACGCTGGATCTTTTTGGAAAAATGTGTCGGTATCTATATACAGAACATTGTCAAAGTCAAAAGTCTTTAATGCAGCAATGGTATTTGGCCACTTATGACCAGTCCATCTAGCATATATACCACCAGTTAGTCTTTCATCAATAGATAAATTAAAAAGGATAAACTCTAAATTATCGTCATTGTATGAATATATCTGGTCAATGTCCGTTGCAGATGGCGCACAAAGATATACTTTCACTGGCAATTCTTTATTAAACTTTCTCAAAGTTTTATAAGATGTTTTAAATTGCTCAAAGTTATAATTATCGCAAAGGTCTGCACCTTCAACGTAAACAGAATATACAATTGCATTCATTTGGTACTAACCCCTGTTCATATTATTTGTGATATAAGATACAATCTATTTTACCATAGCCTAAATATTTAAGCAACATCAGGTTTGTCATGGTCTAACTCATATACTGTGCCCCACTTAAAGTAAGGCTTATAGAATAAGTCTGACATAAACGAATGGTATTTATTAGCAAAACCAAAATTACCTACATGATCCAAACGCAAAGCTTTGATTAAATGATAACTACCAATAAACTCACAGCCATTGGATATCCACCTAAGCGGAAGTATCTTCGTCCTGTGCTGCTTGGTAAACTTCCCTAGGTACCCATCGTAATCTTCCATCTTTATACTCTCTTTCATATCCTAGTGATTTCCAATCCATCTTCATAATCTTAGGTTCTTTCATCGCTCTCCCATATAATTAGGCACTTAGTACATTGTATACCTTCTTCACGCATATACCAAGTATGGCTACATTCTTTTGTCACTTACACACCAAATCTTTCCCTGTTCCATTGTCTGATGAACATCCCAGAAGTCAATAGAACTATAGTCATCTCCACAAGTATTGCAGAATATAACCCAATTAGCCTTGCACGTACGGGTTTCTCCGTAATGATCTATCATAAATAAGGCTATCTCAGCTTTGTCATCAGAAATAATAAACTCACCACATCTAATACAGTCTTCAAATAGTTTCTCTGGTATTGGCTTATCCCAATCAATAGCCATTTAGACACTCATTCCTACTATGGTAAAGGCGAATCTTGGTCATGGTCTTTTTGTTCGGGGCATACAATTCTTCACCACAACAAGCAGCCTTAAGATACCACTCCTTAGCAAAGAAGTCATACACTAATCCTTTAGCGCTTGCATACTTTTTAGCTACAAAGGTTTCAAATGGATCAGGAATCTCAAGACTAGTTAACATCTGCAACATCCTGTGCTGGGATACATTCCATACAGAATGCAACGCCATTTGCAGCCACCCTACCATTGGCGGGATTTACAAAGAAAGTATTATTGTCATCAATATGCCTACGGCAAACATAGCATTTTCTAGTCATATATCAAGTATACCCTTTAGGGTTACTTAAGTCAAATGCGTATTTAGCAATTATCTGCACTGGATACTGTGCGATCAGCATATTGATCATCATAGCAGATGCCGTATAGTGTATGTCTTATGCCAGATTTTACAGGGGTGACTTTGTGCGTAAACTCTTTTGTTATTGGAATATTTACAAGCATACCAGGACTAGGTTTGATTCTAATTTCTGGCTTATACTTAAATAGTAACTCACCACCTTCAAAATCATCATTTAAATATAAAGACCAAGCTCCTGTTAGTCCATCATCTTTTTGACCTGGATTACCCTTTTCATGATGCCATCTAAATGCACCATATTTATCAACGCCTTCTTCAAATGGCCAAAAAGATTGAAGGGTTGTATTTTTTACTAAATCTTTAGGCAGAACATCTGATAGTCTTTCTAGTAATCCTCCAGCACCCCAAAACAATATATCATAATACCTTAAGTTTTTATCTGTTGGGAAAACTGCACTTAGGCTTAAGTCAATTCCTCTTGTAGGGCACACAGTTCCTTGTGGATGGGTATCAGTTTTTACACCAATAAATTTATTTCGTATAGATGGTGATCTAGAGGTGATGTACCATTCATTTGGATCATCGCAATATTTTTTTAAAGCAGCAGACTCTTCTTCAGTCAAAAAATTTGGTATGTACCATAAATCTTTATCTATAAAAACTTTCTTATCTTCCATATATTGAATAATACCATTCTTTTAAAGTTCGGCGCAAAATAGAAGTTATATACCTACATATGCCCTAAAGGGCACTATCGGTTAACATACTAAAATTGCTCAAGAAGAAAGACCCATCTCAAGGTGAGACTTGCATACACCAGATATAGAGTATCCATGTTGACCTAAATCTATCACCTGATTATACTCAGCCTTGTGGTCGCAGAAATAACATTTTTCTTTTTT